AGCTACTCAGGTTTCTTTTACTTCTCTTACTAGTATAATCGTAAGTAAATACAGTTTTGAGAGCCAAAACACTTCTGAAAACTTATTACTTTCTTTTGTTGGTACAGAAATAACAATAACAGAGATAGATAATCCAAATAATTTTGGAACATATACTTTAGACAGTGCGACTGCTTTAGATAATAATTTTTACACACTATCTTTATTTAACAAGAATGGTAATGGCGATATAATTAAAGATCAATTCTATGTATTAAGTAGCAGAAAAGGTGATTTATCTTTTGTTTACGAACAAAATACAGGAAATCCTCAGCAAGTGTGGAACATAACACATAACTTGAATAAAAAACCCTCAGTAACAATAGTTACAGCAACAGATACAACAGTTGTGGGCGAGGTAACATATAACAACAATAATCAACTAACAATAACGCTTTCGAGTGCAAACTCTGGCAAAGCATATCTTAACTAACAAAAATAATAAAAAATGGCATTAAAATATCTATGTGATTTAAATATCAACGACAATGTGCTGCAAAATGCTAGGGTACTCGCAACAGGAACAGCACCAACAGCTTTAAGTGGTGCAATATTTGTAGACACTAGCGATAGTAATAAATTAAAATATTGTCCAAGCGATGGAGCGTCTTATATTGCTTTAGGTACTTCAACAACAACAGGTGACATTACACAAGTAGAAGCTGGGGCTGGTTTAACTGGTGGTGGTGATTCTGGAGACGTAACTTTAACTGTAGGCTCAGGAACAGGTATAACTGTAAACGCGGATGATGTAGCGGTAACGGCGTCTCAAACAGGTATAACTAGTATGTATAACACTGGGTTACTTCTTGGTAGAGCTAGTAATAACGGTAGAATTAATTTTTCCCAAGCTGATAAAATAACGTTTATAACAAACAGTGACGGTCAAGGCGGTATGCAACTTACCCAAGCAGCTTTAACACCTAATGTCACCAACACAATGGACATAGGTACTAGTTCTGTTCAATGGAAAAACGCCTATTTCGATGGCACTGTAACTTCAGACGCTTTCTCTGGTCCTTTAACTGGTAACGTAACTGGTAATGTAACAGGTAATGTAACTGGGGACGTAACCGGTGATGTAACTGGTGATTTAACTGGTAACGTAACTGGTAACGTAACTGGTAACGTGACAGGTAATGTATCAGGTAATGCGGCTAATGTAACAGGTACAGTTGCTATAGCGAACGGTGGTACAGGTTCAACTACAGCTGACGGTGCTTTAACTTCTTTAGGTGGTACTACATCAGGTGCTAATATATTTAAATTAGCAGATAATAGCAGCACGGCTAAATTCCTTAGATTAAATGCAGATAATACATACTCTAAAAGAACAGCCGCACAAATGTTATCAGATATTGGAGCTGGTACTGGTAGCGGTAACACAACTAGTAGTGGCACAAGTGGTAAAGTAGCTAAATTTAATGGTACTAACTCTATTGTTGATTCAGTTATATCAGACGATGGATCAACTGTAACTATAGCTGGTGATTTGTCAGTTACTGGAACAACAACAACATTTGATTCAACAACTGTTGCTGTTGCGGATAGTATGTTTAAATACGCTAAAGACAACAGTGGCGATGCTCTTGATATTGGTTTCTACGGTAAATATGTAGCAAGTGGAACAAAATACTCTGGTTTCTTTAGAGATGCTAGTGATTCTGATAAATGGAAAATATTTAAAACAACTGGTAATAGCAACGCTGAACCAGGAACAACAGTAGATACTTCAACAGGTTTTACGTTAGGCACTTTAGTAGTTGATACGCTAGAAGGAGCTGTAACAGGTAATGTAACAGGAAATGTTACAGGTAATGTTACTGGTGATTTAACAGGGGATGTTACAGGAAATGTTAGTGGTTCATCTGGATCTTGTACTGGTAATGCAGCAACAGCTACTAAAATATCAAGTATAACTAACTCTGATATTGTTCAGCTAACTGAAACACAAACATTAACAAACAAAAGTTTAACTTCACCAACTATTACTGGTACTGGGGATATAGCTGGTACATTTACAGGTAATATAACTGGTAATGTAACGGGTGATGTTTCAGGATCTTCTGGTAGTACAACTGGTAACGCAGCTACCGCTACAAAACTAGCAACTGCAAGATCATTCACAACTACTGGTGATGTTGTTATAACTTCTACAAACTTTGATGGTTCAGGTAACTTTTCAGCTGCTGCTACAATTCAGTCTGGAGCTGTTGAAAATGCAATGTTATCTGATCTAGTAAAAGGATTTGAAGGTTCTTTAACAGACGGAACAAATGGTATAGCTAGAACTACACCTACTGGTAAAACAGTTTATACTTGTACTGTAGCAACTATGTATGCAACTGGTGCAGATGGAAGAAAATGTATGGTTGAGGTTATTGACGGATCAACCTATGCAACTGTATATCCTTGCATAACTAGAGATGGTAATGATGTTGTTATATCATTTAACGGTACTGTAGCAAATGGCGACTATAGATTGTTAATGAGACAAGTAGGATAATAATCCAAACCGGCTCTTCGGGGCCGGTATTTAATTTAATATATATATAAATGAGTAGTGTACTTTGTAATCAAACAATCACAGGAAACTTAAGTCTTTCAGGCTCGTTAACGTTATCAACAACGTCATTTGCAACTATACAGATAGGAAGCGCCAACACTTATAAAATTGTAAAAGACACAGGAGGTGGAAATACATTAGAAATTTACAGTGGTAATGCTATGGGTCCTACGCTTGAAATGAATTCAAGTAGAGAATCTACTTTTTATGGATCAGTAGATATAGCTAACGGTGGTGATTTATCAGTTGGAGATGACTTAACAATGGGTTCCTCTGGAGCTTTACTCACGCTAGGTAACTCTAGTACTGTTACATTACAACACAACGGAGGTTTTGGTGGTACTTTAGCTTCAAACTCTACTAGTGGAGAATTTATTATAGACAGCGCTCATGATATTACTTTAGACGCAGACGGTGGTCAAGTGTATTTAAAAGATGGTGGAACTACTAGATATACATTTAATTTAGATTCAACACCTGAATTAGATGTTACAGGTGATTTTACAATAGATGGTAGTGGCGATATAACCATAGATGCTGCTGATGATCTTCTACTTAAATCAGGTGCTGGTACACATATAGCACTAGATGAAAGTACTACTGGTGGAGCTAATACTAGATTTGAAATAAAAACATATTACCCGGATGATGTAAAAGCAATTTTTGGTACTGGACAAAGTAGTGATGGTGATTGGCATATATATGCTAATGGCGGTACTAATAGTGATTTAGTTATAGAAAGTTTAGCTTCAAATACAGGTGTTGGAAACATTATACTTAGAAATAAGTATCAAGGTGATATTGAGTTTGCAGATGTCACTTCTACTATATTTAGAATGGATAACAGCTCAAACGCTTTAATTGTAAATTCTGGTAATATTACATTAGAAGGAACAGGTAGAATACAAGGTATTGATACAGTTAGTGCATCAACTGACGCGGCTAATAAAGCTTATGTAGACTCCGCTGTAAGTGGTGGTGGATCAGTGCAGGCTTTTCAAACTGGAGGTTTTTATCATAGTAATTCAAGTAGTTCGTCAACAGTTTATTGGATTCCTACTAACTATATTAGTGAGGTAACAAGTACTCAGTATTATAACACGTGGGTAGCGCCACATGATGGTCAAGTTAAGAAAATAATAATGCGTTGGTCAAACGGAACAACACCTACAGCAACTAGCGTTACTTTTAGATACTCACTTAATGGAACACTTAGTGGAAGTACATTTACACCAACAACAACTAATGGTGGAACTACATCTATGCAAACCGTTATGAACTTTACCGGGTTAAGTACTATTCAGTTTAACGAAGGAGACAAATTTAAGTTAGGATTTACAACGGATGGTGGTGGTACTAGACGCTTATACGGTTTTGCTTACACAGTACAATTAGAATACGATATATAAAATGGCAAATTTAAACGACAACATAAGAGGTAAAAAGCTATTTAAAGAAGGTGGCTCAGGAGCAGAAGCTTCTAAAGGTAGTGACGGAGAAATAACAGTTTCTAAAGAAAAATCAGATGAATTAGCTGGTTTAACAGATATTAGTGATGTTTTTAATGACGACGGCTTATACCAATCTAATAAGTTCTTATTAAAACAAATAGAAGATCTTAGATCTGATGTAGAAGAATTACATGCGTTTATAAAAGATGCTTTTGGTAAAGATTCATCAAGCGCTGCTTCACAAGGTTCTAAGGGTGATACCGGAGCAACAGGACCAACAGGTCCAAAAGGTAGCACAGGATCAACGGGTCCTCAAGGATCTGCTGGTGCGAAAGGTGATACCGGAGCTGCTGGTACAAACGGTACAAATGGTAGTGATGGCGCAAAGGGTGATAAAGGTGATACAGGCGCCGCGGGTGCAGCTGGTGCGAAAGGTGATACTGGTTCACAAGGACCTAAAGGTGATAAAGGTGACACTGGAGCCGCTGGTTCAAACGGTTCAGATGGTAGCGACGGTGCTAAAGGAGATAAGGGAGATACAGGCGCTGCTGGTTCTAATGGAACAAATGGTAGTGATGGGGCTGCTGGAGCAAAAGGTGACAAAGGCAATACTGGAAGTACAGGACCACAAGGAGCAACAGGGGCAACAGGACCAACGGGACCACAAGGAGCAACTGGCGCAGCTGGTAGCAATGCTTCAGTAAGTGGATTTAGTGGAAAGAAAACAGTTGGAAAAGAAACATGGAACTTTGAAAATGGTTTACTTGACTCAGTAAAATAATATATATTATGGCAATAACTTATACGTGGAGAGTTGAGCAATTAAAATGTGCTCCTAAAGTTGGTAACAAAGTAAATGTTGTTAAGTCTATACCGTATGATTACATAGGTGTTGACGAAGATGGTATTGAGGGTATATCTTCTGGTAATGTTGAAATATCAGAGCCAGGAGAAAATTGGATAACGTTTTCTCAATTAAAAGAGTCAGATATAGAAGGTTGGCTAGAGGCTAATCTCAATGTAGATACATTAAAAAATAAAGTACAAGCAGAAATAAATAAAACTAAAGAACCTATAATTATAGATGTTGATAAACCTTGGTAGGTTTATGAATTAAAGTAAATAAGTGATTAGTATATATATAGGATAAACAATTAAATATAATAAAATGGCAAAAAAAGTAACAAAAAAAGAATTAGAGGAATTACAAGAAGTAGTTTCTAAAATAAATGAAATTAAATTAGAGCTTGGAAACATAGAGACAACAAAACATAGAATGTTGCATGCTGTGGCTGAATTAGAGTCTAAAGAACTTAGTGAAATTAAAACTAAATTAGAAGAAAAATACGGTAAAGTAAATATTAATATTTCCGATGGCTTAATAACAGATAAAGAAGATGAGTCTAGTAAGAAAGATTAGTATAGGTAAAGATTATAAAAATGACTCTATGCATTATTCTGTTGGTCAGGAGGTATACGGAGGTCACACTATAGATTGTATAATAGAGGAGGAAAATAAATATTCTATTTACATAAAAAAAGGCGTAGATGTATTACCTTGGAAAGATTTTAATAAAAATATGGCTATATCTGTTGAGTACAATTTAGATTATTAATGAAGAGTGTAACTAATTTTATAATAAAACCAAAAGAAACCAGATACAATAACACAAAGAAAATAGGGGATAAAGAGTTAATATTAAATACTGAAATATTTACTCATCAAAATGTTAGTAGAAACGCTATAGTTTTAGAAACTCCTACAGTTGGTTGTTCAGAGGTTATGCAAGGTGACGAAGTTATAGTACATCACAATGTTTTTAGAAGATGGAGAGATATTAAAAATAGAGAGAAAAACTCTAAATCTTTCTATAAAGAAGATATGTATTTTGTAATGCCAGATCAAATATTCGCCTACAAAAGAGATGATGATTGGAAAGCTGTTAGAGGCTTTAGTTTTGTAAAACCAATAGAAAACACAAATAAGTTTTCTATGGACAAAGAAGAGCCTTTAAAAGGTATAGTAAAGTACGTAGATCCAGATTTAATGGATAAAGATATATACATAAACTCTTTAGTTGGGTTTAGACCTAACTCTGAATATGAGTTTATAATAGAAGGGCAGAGATTATACAGAGTTCCCACTAATGCAATTACAATTAAATATGAATATCAAGGAAACGAAAAAGAATATAATCCAAGCTGGGCATAAAGCGGTTGAAGAGTTAATTAAGGTTGCTAAAGAAGCTATTGTAGATTCAGACGATGATATATCCGCTGACAGATTAAAAAACGCAGCGGCTACTAAAAAGCTAGCTATATTTGATGCTTTTGAGATATTAAATAGAATAAAAGACGAAGAGGATATGCTTAATAATAAACCTAAAGAAGAAAAGAAAAATGATTCTTTTAAGGGTTTTGCAGAAAGAAGATCTAGATAATGTATCAACAAACGCTATATAAGATCATAGAGCCTGTTAAAATAAATGCTATTAAGCGTTTAAACAAAAAAAAGGCTTGGGCTTACGGTTACAACAAAGAACATGATGTTGTTGTTATAAGTAAAGACGGTACTATAGGTGATATATACGAGATACAGAATTTAAAGATTGCTCTACCTAAAACACCTAAGCAAGTAGTCCGTTTCAAAAAAAATACTTGGGAGAAAACAGATTACCCAAAAGAGTTAAGTAAGATAAAAACAGTTTTCGACTGGAAGGAGTACCCAGAAGAATTTAAAGAACAATGGTATGATTACATCGATAATGAATTCACCCGTAGGGAGGAAGGTTTTTGGTTTTATAACAAAGACATGCCTACTTACATTACTGGTACTCATTACATGTACTTGCAGTGGAGCAAAATCGACGTTGGCGCGCCAGACTTCCGTGAAGCAAATAGACTTTTCTTTATCTTTTGGGAGGCATGTAAGGCCGATGTACGCTCTTACGGATTGTGCTACCTTAAGAATCGTCGATCGGGCTTTTCCTTTATGGCATCAGGAGAGGTGGTTAACTTGGCAACCATATCTAGCGACTCCAGATATGGTATTTTATCTAAGTCTGGACCCGATGCGAAGAAGATGTTCACGGATAAGGTGGTTCCAATATCCGTTAATTACCCCTTCTTTTTCAAGCCCATCCAGGACGGAATGGATCGTCCAAAGACCGAGCTTGCCTTCAGAGTCCCAGCCAGTAAGCTTACCCGTAGAAAACTTACCAGTAACGAAGCCGTACAGGAACTCGAGGGCTTGGACACCACAATCGACTGGAAGAACACGGGGGATAACTCCTACGATGGGGAGAAACTCAAACTCCTTGTCCACGATGAATCGGGGAAGTGGGAGAGGCCGAACAACATCCTCAACAACTGGAGGGTTACGAAAACCACACTACGACTAGGTAGTAGAGTAATTGGTAAGTGTATGATGGGAAGTACATCAAACGCTTTAGATAAAGGAGGTGATAACTTTAAGAAATTATATAAAAACTCAGATGTTACAAAAAGAAACCGCAATGGACAGACTAGCTCAGGACTATATAGTTTGTTCATACCTATGGAATGGAACTACGAGGGATTCATTGATTCTTATGGCTTACCTGTATTCGAAACACCGGAACAAGAGACTGTTGGGCCTTTTGGAGAAACAATAGATATAGGTATATTAGAGCATTGGCAAAATGAAGTTGACGGTTTAAAGTCAGACGGAGATGCATTAAATGAGTTTTATCGTCAATTTCCAAGAACTGAAGAACATGCTTTCAGAGACGAAACAAAAAATAGTATATTTAACTTAGTTAAACTATACGAGCAAATAGATTACAACGAAGAAATGTCTAGAACTTTAGGTATTACTAGAGGTAATTTTCAGTGGGTTAACGGTGTTAAAGATTCAACAGTGATATTTTACCCAGACC